CAAGCAGAACTGAGTTATTGGATGAATGCGCCCGTATCCTCACCGATCGAGGATCGATTTACGGAAGCAGTCAAAGCAATCACGAACGCATCTCAGAGCTGTGGTCTGCTTATTATGGAAATTACATTTCGCCAATGCAGGTCAGCCTTATGCAATTGCTCGTTAAAGTCAGCCGGCTCGCAGAAACTGCAAATCACAAAGATAGTATTAAAGACATCATTGGATACGCAGCCATTTATCAAGAGCTGTATGACAACTACGACAAGGACTACGGAGTAGCTGATGGCATTTAACATGAACGATTATGAGGATGTCGCAAGCCTTAACAAGTGGTTTATTAGCAACTTTCCAACGGGTCGATCTGAGATCACAGTTATTACTCATGATCCGAAGGAGGGTTATATCTTGTGCATGGCTACGCTGTGGCGAGATAGTGCTGACCTTTATCCGGCAGTTTCCAATGTCGCATTTGGATCAAGGGAAACTTATATCCCAAACATGAAAAAATTCTATGTTGAGGATACTGCTACATCAGCACTTGGGAGGGCAATAATTATACTCAAGGGATCTGACAAGACAGCAACCAAAGATGACATGAGAAAGGTAGAAAATGAACCGATTAAAAATGTATATGGCAAGAGTGGTAATGCGCAGCTTATTGAACTGGCACTCCGCAAATCATTTGCAGATGATGCTAAGTCAGGAGATGAACCGAAAGCGTGGTCAGTCGGAGATGCCATTGAAACCATACCGAATAAACCACAACAACAAGAATGCTTACATGGCGTAATGATCCTCAAAGAAGGAACAGCAAAGACCGGTAAGCCTTATTATGGATATGTTTGCAGCGCACCAAAAGCTGAGCAATGCGAGGCGAGATGGGGCAAATTAACTGCAAATGGGAACTGGTATTTTGAAGGAGGTGAATAATGGGTGATTTACAAATCATTGACGGCTCAGGCTTTACTGCAACATTTACAGATGCAGGGGTAAAGCTAGAGCCATCAACAGAGTTTTGCTTAGCATGTAATGATGACAGGCTAATGCGAGATGGTATGTATATGGTTTGCTCACAATGTCATTGTAGGCAGTAGGCATTATACATGACATTATTTAAGTGCAATGGATGCAGTCGCAAGGTTGAGTTCCTGTGGCTGGATCAGTTGGACACACCGGATGGCTTCAAAGCCTACCAATGCACTAGCTGTGGCTGTGTAGGCATCAAAAATATAGTTGATGCTGAGGATGTTCCAGATAATGAAGTAAGTCGATGCATCAAGTGTGGTGATTGGCAGTTTCGGGAATTGCCTTGCCATACTTGTGCATTGATCCGAAGCAAATGAGTGAGCAAAACAATGCAGGTTTTAGCGATACTTGGCTTGAGGAGGATTTATTTATGATTGAACCTTTCTACCGACACACCACAAAATAAACGGAGAACTTGACACTCATGTTATGCTCTAGTCGCATTGGCTTCCAAAGCCAAAACGCGAGCCCGAAGGCTCAGCTCGCGAGGTGCAAGCTAGTCGGGATCGCTGTATTCATTTTAATCTTTTGCTTTGAAAAGACTTATTCCGTAGCTGCTAATTACAATACAAACCATTACAGACAATATGCATTCATTCAATTAAATGATCTTAATGAATTTTATTGTATTGATGAGTTATGGCATAAGGAAAGCAGATGGCAACCTAATGCAAAGAACCCACATTCATCAGCTTATGGAATACCACAAATCTTAGGTATGAAAGAAAAGAATGGAATGAAGCAAGTGCTGATAGGATTGAAATATGTTAAACACCGGTATAACACGCCTTGCAAGGCACTCGCTCATCACAAGCTTAAAGGCTGGTATTGATGAGTAAGTCAGCATTAAGATCTACCGGATCAACAAGCCTATGGCGCAAGATCAGGGCTAGAGTGTTGTCCAGAGATAACTACATTTGTCAATACTGTGGTGGTGAAGCAGATACAGTTGATCACATTATTCCAAGAAGGTTGGGTGGTCTTGATGATGATGGAAACTTATTAGCTGCATGTTCTAGATGTAATAATGCGAAGGGGGGGCAGTTTTTTGTGCGTAAAGGGACACCACCGACCCCCCATGTCCTTTCTAACCGACAAAACAGGTCAATCAGCCACGATACGACCGGATCATCTTGATCAATCTTGATTTGCCTTTGATTGGGATTGATCAGGCTCAATCGAGTTTAGGAGGTGTGAAAACTCCACGAATTCACTCCAAACTCAATGATTTACCATCTAGGGGACACGAAATGATTGATTTTGCAGCTGAGATTGGTATGCCTTTGATGGAATGGCAAAAGTTTGTTGCTATTCATGGTCATAAAGTTAAACCAGATGGCAGATACCATCATGATCTTTGTGGCTTGGTTCAAGCGAGGCAAAATGGCAAAAGCACATTTATGATGTTGCGGATCTTAACTGGCATGTATGTCTGGGGAGAAAATCTACAATTGACATCAGCGCACCGGCTAACAACCAGCCTTGAAACATTTCGGCAAATGGTTGCATTGATTGAGGGCAATGATCGTCTAGCTGCTGAGGTGAAAAAAATACGCTGGCAACATGGTGCTGAGGAAATGGAATTGACCGGCAATCGCAGGTTTGTTGTTAAAGCTGCTAACAATGCAAGTCGAGGAATTTCTGCGCCGTCCACAATCCATCTTGATGAGTTGCGTGAATACAAAGATGAGGATGCTTGGTCATCAATGCGCTACACAATGATGGCTTCCAAAAATCCGCAAACATGGATTTATTCAAATGCCGGAGACCAACATTCTGTCATATTACAAAAATTGCGTGAGCGAGCCATTGCTGCTTCAGCCGGTAGCAATGATCAGATAGGTTGGTTTGAGTGGAGTGCTGAACCGGATGCGCCAATAACCCTTCCGTCTGGCGAGATTAACTGGTCAGCATTTGCTCAAGCCAATCCATCACTTGGCATAACCATCCATCCAGATAATTTGCGGGCGGTGTTGAATGATCCCCCAGATATTGTGCGCACAGAAGTTTTGTGTCAATGGGTCGATACAATTAACTCAGCCATTGATGCCCAAAAATGGGAATTATGCAAGATTGAGCCGATCCAGTTAAATCCTGATGCTCCTACTTGGTTAGGATTGGACTGCTCACCGGATAGAAAATTTGCAGCCCTTGTTGCAGCTCAAAAATTGTCGGGTGAGAGATTTTATGTTCAATTGCTTCATACTTGGTCAAATGACTTTAGCTTGAATGATTTGGCTATTGCTAATGATCTTGCACCCTACGCTCGCAAATACAATCTACAAACTGTTGCATATAGCAAAAGGACAAGTGCTGCCGTTGCATCTAGGCTTGTTCCAGCCGGCATTCCCATCACAGATATGGATGGCAGTATTTACAGCGAAAGTTGCGACCGCTGGTTAGGTGCAATCAATTCTCACAGATTGCAACATGGGGGGCAAGAGGAATTAACTGCTCAAACCTTATCTGCTGCCAAATTGCCTTATGGGGATGGATCTTGGATTATTGGAAGGCGAGCCAGTCGAGTTGCAGTTTGTGCAGCTGTGGCAACTGCTTTGGTTTCATACTTTGCGACACAGCCAGAAACTGAGGTTGATATACAAATCGGATAATTAGGACATATGGTATATTATGCTCTAATGGGATTATTCGACAGATTTCGGGCAAATCAACCAAATGATCAAGTTGATGTAGCTGCTGCACTTTCACCTTACAACGCACAACAATTAGTTGGCGGAATTTTATTTGGAACTACAACTGCAACTCGTGAGCAGTATATGGCGATCCCATCTGGTGCTAGAGCAAGAAATATAATCTGCTCAACAGTCGGATCTTTACCGCTTGAACAATACAATCATTTTACAAATGAACACATAAGACCAAACAGAGTAATTATGCAACCAGATCCTAGAGTAGCGGGATCAGCAATTTACGCATGGTTGGCTGAGGACATTTTGCTATATGGCGTGGGGTATGGAATTATTTTAGATGCTTACGCAGCAACAGATGCGTCAAGAATTAGAGCATGGACAAGAGTTGCACCTAACAGAGTATTTGCATCACTAAACTCAAACTCCACCGAAATTGAATATTACACAGTCGATGGCAAGCGAGTGCCACCATTTGGTTTAGGTTCGTTGATTGTATTTAACGGATTAGATGAAGGAATACTAAATCGAGCAGGTCGCACAATTAAAGCTGCTGCTGCATTAGAACAAGCTGCTGAAATGTATGCAAAAGAACCAATGCCACAAATGGTATTAAAATCAAATGGCACAAATTTAACTCCTGAGCGAATTACTAAACTGCTGGAAAGTTGGAAAGCATCAAGATCGACAAGATCAACTGCATTCTTAAATGCTGATGTTGAATTGCAAGCTTTAGGATTTGATCCGGCAAAATTACAACTAAATGAAGCCCGCCAGTATTTGGCTTTGGAAATTAGCCGTTTGAGTGGCATTCCGGCAAGTTTTATATCTGCTGAAACTACCAGCATGACTTATAGCACAACTGCTATGGAAAGAAAAGCGTTGATTGATTTTTCATTACGACCAATTTTGACCGCAATTGAACAAAGATTATCTCAAGCAGATTTTTGCCCGAACGGAATAGAAACTAGATTTGACATTGACGATTTCTTGCGTGGATCTGCATTAGAGCGTGCGCAAGTTTATGAAATCCTAAACCGCATCGGTGCAATGAGCATTGAGCAAATACAAGAGGAGGAGGATCTGATTCGATGAAAATTAGTTTCCCAATAGAAATAACTGCTGCCGATACAAACAAACGAACATTAACTGGTCGCATTGTAAGTTGGAATGAGGAAGGTTCAACGAGCGCAGGATTGACAGTATTTGAAAAAGACAGCATTGACTTTTCGAAATCTGTCAAATTATTGCTTGAACATGACAAAACTAGACCTTTGGGAAAACTTGTTGATATAACTGCAACCGATCTAGGTTTGCAAGCGACGTTTCGTCTGGCAAGAACTTTTGCAGCGGATGACGCTTTGGAGGAGGCAGCAACTGGACTTAGGGACGGATTTAGCGTTGGCGTAAAAATCAACGAATGGAAAAATGAGGATGGGGTGCTACGCATCCAGTCAAGTTCCTTGCAAGAGGTATCACTTGTAACTGAACCGGCAATCGACAGCGCAAGAGTGGCTGAGGTTGCAGCTAGTGAAACACCAAAGAATTCCGAAGCAACCGCTGAGGATACAACCACACAGGAGGACAAAGTGTCAGACACACAAACAGCTCCTATCGCCACCGAAGCGGTAGAAGCGGCACAAGCTCCAGTTGTAACTGCTCAATACATGGCATACACAAAGCCACGAGTTGATACAAATGTTACAGCAGGACAATATCTAAATGCACAAATCAAAGCACTTGGTGGCGACACCGATGCTCGTGATCTAATTGCAGCATTACAAATTGCAACTGTTTCTGAAAATACAGGAATGGTTCCACCAAATTATTTGCGTGATGTTATTGGCGTTATTGATGATTCACGCCCATTCATTAACAGCATTGAGCGTGCAGCACTTCCTGCGTCTGGCATGAAGGTTTTTACGCCAAAATTAGGAAATCAGGCGATTGTAAGTCAAACTGCAGAAGGTGTTGAGTTTGCTTCACAAGATACAGTTGTAACTTTTCAAGAGGATAACATTGTTAAGTTTGCTGGAGCAAATGTTGTCAATGTTGAGCTCTTTGATAGATCGGATCCGAGTTTTGCTGACCTTTTGGTTCGTGAGTTGGCTGCATCTTATGCACAAAAGACTGATGCTTATGCAGCAACAATTGCAGCTGATGGCGCAGGTGCATCATCTGGAACAACAATTTACAAAGCAATCGCTGATGGTATTGCAGACGCTTATGGAGTTATGCGATTCACACCAAATCGATTGATGGTTGCTCCTTCAGGTGGATACACAAATATCGACTTCGCAAACCTATTAGGTGCGGTTGATGGTTCACAGCGTCCACTATTCGCAGCAGC